TACACATTTGTCCCATTATGCATTTGTTTGGGATATACGTGGTGGTACATATTTACGAAAGTTGACCCAAGATCGGTTTTGCCCGATATGAGCAATATTCGTGATTTTGACTGGAAAAGGGCATTACGAGGTTGGGCACCTTTTATTGCAACATTGTGGTTTTTGCTATGTGTTGGAAAAGCAGGTGCAATCTTCTTTTTCCCTTGGTTCTTTGGTATGGCATGTTATTACAGTTTGCTCTGTAAGGACTGGAATTGGGGTAAGTACCTAGATGCCAAATTCGCTATTATTGCGACTGTTGTACTCGCTCTAGGTGGTGTTGTAGGTCTTATTAAAGAACCTGTAATGGCATACTTGAAGTCAGCAGATCCTAGCATGATTATACCTGTTTCTATCGTAGGGGCAGTTGCAGCATGGGTAATGGGGTCATCTGGTAAATATGCAGGTATGACAAGTGCTTTGGTACTTATTTTTGGTGATAAATATTTGGTCTGGTTTCTAGCAACAGAATATTCTGGATATCTTCTATCTCCAGCACACAAGTGCTTGATGATAGGTCAACAATACTTCGGTACACCTATTCGTAAGTATTATAAGGTTCTAGGTATTCTCTGTGTCTGGTTAATCGGATACGCATTCTTAACTACGTTCGTAATATGAACTTCGCTGTATATTCCAAGGATGGGTGCCCTTATTGCACCCAAGTTTCAGAAGTACTGAAATTGGCAAAATTCAATTTTGTCGAATATAGACTAGATGAGCATTTTGATAGAGTTGCCTTTCAACAGGAGTTTGGCTCTGATGCTACATTTCCACAAGTAGTTGCAAATGGAGTAAAACTTGGTGGTTGTCAAGAGACTGTTAAATACCTCAAAGAGCATAATATGGTGTGATGGAAAAAGAAGACGTATTGATTGACATCGTGGAGAAGGTTGTTGATGATGCAATGTTTGCCCATAAGCATACATTCAAAATGTACGACTACCTGATGCACAATAATTTGACAAAACGTGATGTTGTAGATTTCCTTAAATGTGGGACTGCAAAAAATATAAGATGTACTCTAGATGATCTTGACCTCTTAATCGAAGGAGGTCATTCTGATATTCGAGAAGCTTATCCAAATTGGACTAGAACTGAAGCGAGAAAGATCAGAAAATACCTATACACGATTCTTAGTGATGCCGAACAATACAAAGATAAAAAATCCAGAAGAGTACGTTCTAAATAGAGGTACAGAGATAATGCTTCCACGACGGAAGGGGAGGTTACCAGAACCAAGTTGGTTTGATCGCACCTTTCGCTTGCTAAATCGTTGGGTGCGTGTTAGGATAGACATACGCAAGGAGGCAAATGGACATTAATGTAATTCTTTTCTTCTCAGCCGTGGGAATGCTCCTTTCACTCATATTGGGTGGAGTAATCGGTTGGCAATATCACGGGGCAGTAGACAGACATACATATAAGAGACAACTGAATAATCTACATCCTGAGTTCCTCGATGGTAATGGGGCATATGTGAACGAACAACTTTTAGCTGTTAGGTTTACAGATCCTGAAGACCTACTTGACGAAGACCTTGAGGAGTGATATAATACTACAAACAGTGATTTGAAATGGCACCAAGAAAATTACCAAATGATGCACTAGTAACTGAAATACTTCAGAAGGTCTCTTCTGCTAAAACTAAAGCAGAGAAAATAGACCTTCTTCAGGAGTATAATCAGGATGCTTTACGTGCAATCTTAATCATTAACTTTGACGAAACATTAGAATTCCTTTTGCCACCTGGTGAAGTACCATTCACCCCAAATGATGCTCCTGCTGGCACTGAGCATACTCGTTTAACACATGAGTATAAAGGGCTATACAGGTTCTTTAAAGGTGGAGATAGTTCTATCAAAGGTATGAAGCGTGAACAAATGTTTGTTCAACTACTAGAAGGACTTCATGAGGATGAAGCAAATCTTTTAGTTTCTGCATGTAATAAGGATATACAAGCAAAGTATAGAATTACTAAAGCAGTAGTTGCTGAAGCATTCCCTACGATCGAATGGGGTAACCGAGGATGATATGGGAGAGTAATGATGAGATCGCACAGGTAAAGGATAAGTACACTATAACTATCCTTCACGCTGCATGTGATCCTTCTCTTGCACAAAGCAAGAAGCTACCCACTAATGCATGTATAGTTCATTACCTAGATATGAAGAAGGGGGAAGAACATTATTCTGACCATTATGATATAGTAATGGGAGGTAAAGTCAACATTTTCGATTGTTACTATGACAAACTCGGATCAAAACATCTCAAAGACATCGGATTCTGCGGAGGAACAGTTTCTCCAGGAAATTTCGATACCAAAGCATATCTCGCAGCAAGCCAATGATCTTTTTGCTAAGAAGGCAAAGAGACAAGATGATTTCATCTTCAACGATGCTGAAAAGTATGAGGACATTGAAGATCTAGCAGATACCTTATTTGAGGCCCTTCATGATCACACAAATAAATAGTGATATAGACCTATTAGATCTCTTAAGAGAAACTGAACGCACTCGTGAAAACGAGACGATGCGTTCTTTCCTTGTCTTTTGGAATCAGTATCCTATAGGTTCACAACAAGTGTTAAGCGAATGGAGAGGGTTTAAACACCACCATGAAGGACAAAAAGGCAGCAAAAAAACTTATTAAACAAGCAAAGGAACATCCAGACTGGTATAGCACAAAAGAAGTGTGGTATGCTAAAATGATTAAAAAGAACTTAAAGCATGAACGTAAAATTAGTAAGCGTAACGCCCGACGCAGAGAAGACGATGGGTTACGTGGCGAGAGTGAGCAACCCAAACAACCAAGACAATCCAGCAGTAGCTGGTTTACTAGGTTATTGCATAAAGCACGGTCATTGGTCCGTTTTTGAGCAAGCACATATGACTGTGGAGATAGAGACCACTAGAGGTCTAGCTGCACAGATATTGAGACATAGATCTTTTACGTTTCAGGAGTTCTCACAGAGATATGCTGACACTAACCTGTTAGCAGATGAGATACCTGTACCTGATCTTCGTCATCAGGACACTAAGAATAGGCAGAATAGTACAGATGACGTACCACCGAACAAGAAGCAAGACTATCAAGAGAAAATTGCGGAACATTTCGTTGCGTCAATGGATCTCTACAATGACCTCCTCGCTGCAGGTATTGCGAAGGAGTGTGCGAGATTTGTTCTCCCGTTAGCGACACCGACCCGTATATACATGACAGGTAGTGTTCGGTCTTGGATCCACTATATAGATTTGAGGTCTGCACATGGTACCCAGAAAGAACATATGGATTTAGTACACGAAGTAAGACAGATCTTTAAACAACAGTTTCCTATCTGTACAAACGCTTTGAATTGGGAGTTCAAATAATGCCAAACTATGCTGTAAAAAACTATAAGACAGGTGAGGAACAAGAGTTCACCATGACTGTTGCTCAGTATGAGCAATGGAAAACCGAAAATCCTGAATGGGATAAGAACTGGCAAGTAGGCACTATGGCTGCTGTCAGTGAGGTAGGTGATTATCAGAACAAACTTCCTCAGGGCTTCAAGGATCGTTTGAATAACGTGAAGAAGCATCATCCTTACGCTAAATTCGACAAAATTTAAGTATGCCTGTAAAAAGCAAGAAGCAACCAACTATGGTTGGATTATCGACCAGACAAATGAGAAGAAAACCTATCGGAACCGAACATCTATTAGATATAAAGCCTCTTACCAAGTCTCAAGAGAAAGTTTTTGATGCTTGGGAGAAGAATAAGAATTTATTTCTATTTGGTTGTGCTGGTACTGGTAAGTCATTCATTACAATCTATCTTGCACTAAAGGAGATCCTTGACGAGAAGACACCATATGATAAACTATATGTTGTTAGATCCCTAGTACCTACTAGAGAGATCGGTTTCTTGCCAGGTGACCATGAGGATAAAGCAAACTTATATCAGATACCATATAAGAATATGGTAAGATATATGTTCGAGATGCCTGATGATCCATCCTTTGAGATGCTTTACAGCAACCTAAAGGCACAGGACACCATATCGTTTTGGTCTACATCTTTCATTCGTGGAACTACTATAGATAATAGTATAGTTCTTGTGGATGAATCAGAGAACCTAAACTTCCACGAACTTGATTCCATTATTACACGTCTAGGAGTTAACAGTAGAATTATATTTGCAGGAGACGCTGCACAAACTGACTTGACCAAAGCCCATGAGAAAACTGGTATCATGGACTTTAAAAAGATTATTGATGACATGGATGAATTCGAGGGTATCGAATTTGGAATTGATGACATTGTTAGATCTGGTCTAGTCAAATCTTATTTGATTAGCAAGATGAACCTTGGAATTTAAACATTTAAACATACACGAGTTTCCTGACCTAAAGGCAACTACAACTAAGAAGGGTAGAACGTATCAAGTTGAAGGTGCGTCCTAT